TTATTCCATTTATTATGGATAGGTATAGTCGTGCAGAAGATCATAGGCAACAAGATGAACACAGGTGGTTACGTTCTTATAGAAACTATCGTGGTTTGTATGGACCTGATGTACAGTTTACAGAAGCTGAGAAGTCAAGAGTATTTATTAAAGTAACTAAAACAAAAACACTTGCAGCTTATGGACAGATTGTTGATGTACTATTTGCTAGTCAAAAGTTTCCGCTAACAGTAGACCCAACAGAATTACCTGACGGTGTAGTTGCAGATGTACACTTTGATCCTAAAGAACCAGAGCAATTAAAAGAATCTGGTATGGATGAAGAAGTAAATCCGTATGGTTTTAAAGGTGATGGTAAAGAATTACCTAAAGGTGCTACAGCAGCAACACTAGCGGATAGCCTTGGTCCACTGTCAGAAAAGTTAAATAACATAGATGGCTTACGTCAAGGTGTAGGTAAAACACCTACTGCAATTACATTTAGTCCAGCTATGGTAGCTGCTAAGACAATGCAAAAGAAAATACATGATCAACTAGAAGAGTCTAGTGCAAGTAAACATTTACGCAGTACAGCATTTGAGATGGCATTGTTTGGTACTGGTGTAATGAAAGGTCCGTTTGCTATAGACAAAGAGTACCCTAATTGGGGAGAAGATGGTGAGTATAACCCTGTTATAAAAACTATACCGCAAGTATCTCATGTATCTGTGTGGAACTTTTATCCTGATCCAGATGCAAATAATATGGACGAAGCTCAGTTTGTTATTGAGAGACATAAGATGTCACGTACACAGTTACGTGGATTAAAACGTAGACCATACTTTCGTCCTACTGTAATTGAGGAAGCTGTACAGTTAGGAGAGAACTATAATAAAGAGTATTGGGAAGATGATCTAGCTGATTATGTACCTGACTACGGCGTAAATCGTTACGAAGTTTTAGAGTATTGGGGTATGTGCGATACAGATATGTTAGTAGAACAAGGTGTAGATATACCTAAAGAACTATCTAATGTAGACGAACTGCAAGCAAACATATGGATATGTAATGGTAAATTATTGCGTATGGTTCTTAATCCGTTTAAACCTGCCACTATACCTTATATGGCTTCACCATACGAATTAAATCCTTACTCATTCTTTGGGGTAGGTATTGCAGAAAATATGGACGATACACAAACTCTTATGAATGGTTTTATGAGAATGGCTGTTGACAATGCTGTATTATCTGGTAATCTTCTTATTGAGGTAGATGAAACTAACCTAGTTCCAGGCCAAGACTTATCAGTATATCCAGGCAAGGTATTTAGGAGACAGGGTGGAGCACCTGGACAAGCTATCTTTGGTACTAAGTTTCCTAACGTGTCACAGGAAAACTTACAGTTATTTGATAAGGCAAGAGTATTAGCAGATGAATCAACTGGCTTTCCATCTTTCGCACATGGTCAAACAGGCGTATCGGGCGTGGGCCGTACTGCTTCTGGTATTAGTATGCTTATGGGTGCTGCACAAGGTAGTATAAAGAGTGTTATTAAAAATGTAGATGACTACTTACTTAGGCCACTAGGTGAAGGTTTATTTAGATTTAATATGCAGTTTGACTTTGATCCAAACATTAAAGGTGACTTAGAGGTTAAGGCTCGTGGTACAGAAAGTCTAATGGCTAATGAAGTACGTAGTCAAAGACTAATGCAGTTTATGCAGATTGCATCTAGCCCTGCACTTGCACCGTTTGCTAAGTTTCAGTATGTTATTCGTGAGATTGCAAAGTCTCTTGATCTTGATCCAGATAAAGTAACTAATAATATGGATGAGGCTGCTGTACAGGCAGAACTTATGAAAGGTTTCCAACAACCAGCACCTGAAGGACAACCACCAGCAGGTGCAAATCCAGCAGACCCTACAGGCGCAGGTGGTGGCACTATAGGTACAGGACAGGTTCCAGTACCACAAGAACAAGGATTTAGTGGTAATGAAGGACAAGGAGCACCTCAACAAGCTCAAGGGGCTGGTCAGCAACCACCAGCAGTGGGGCCAGTTCAGTAGTTATTTAGATACTATTATAGAGCAACAACATCGTTCTATGGAACAAGCAGATAATACTATGACAATACATAGAGCACAAGGTGCAATATATCAGTTACGTAGATTACAACTATTACGAGATGAGGTATTAAAAAATGGATAACATGCAACGTCAAATGGATATGTTTGAAGAAGGTGGCTTACGTGATGAAGGTGGTATGGTAGATGAAGAATCTGGTAATGAAGTTCCTATTGGTAGCACTCGTAAAGAAGTTAGAGATGATATACCTGCACAGGTAAGTGAAGGTGAGTTTGTATTTCCTGCTGATGTAGTTAGGTTTCTTGGCCTTGAGAAACTTATGGAGATGCGGCAAGCTGCTAAGATGGGCCTCAAGCAAATGGAAGCTATGGGTCAAATGGGTAATAGTGATGAAGCTACAATGCCTGACGATATGCCATTTGGTATGGCTGATCTAGTTGTTATTGGTGGGCCAGATAAAGATGATAAACCAAAGAAAAAAGCACAGGGTGGTTTGTTCTTACAGTCTGGTGGTAGTATACGTATGCCTGACTTTGACTTTAGCAATCAAGATGTTCGTATATATGTAAAAGAAGGTTCACCAGATAGACGTATACCTTTCTTTGATGGTGAGCCAGTTATACCTATTCCAGCAGGTTATGTACTAAAAGGTTCTGCACCTGTAGAAGAAGAAACAGAAACAGAAAAAGCTATACCCACAGGTAGTGATCGTGAACCTTCACAACGTTTTCCAGATAAAACACCTTTTCAAGAAGCTGGTGGTTGGGATATGGAGTTTGGTGATCCACCTGATGCAGCTAAAGTTGACTTGTGGATTAAAGAAGCAGAAAAAACTACAGGTAATGCGCCTCTTATTGTAACAGGTGTAGCTGCTGCACTTGGTGGCCCACTAGCTGCCTTTGTACATCTTGGTAATAAAATGAATGCTAAAGGTAGAGATGCTTCTTTTGAAAAAGCATTAGCTGCAGCAAAGAAAACAGCTACTGCAGGACAAGTTGCTAAACTTAATGCAATAGATAAAGCTATTAAAGAAGGTGCAGATAAAAATATATTTAATAAAATTGTAGATGGTATTTCTAATGCACTTGGGTTTGGTGAAAAAGAAAAAAATATTGTTACAAAAGTTGGAGGTAATGCAGGTAATAGTCTTGCTAATCCAAATAAAGATGCGTTTTCTTATACACAAACAGGTAGACAAGATATAGATACTGCGCCTTTAACAGGTGCAAAACCATCATTAGAAGAAAGTAAAGAGAGTGAAGAATTTGGTAAAATAATGGGAGATGCAGTTTTTGCAGAAGGATATACAGGTCAAGGTTTATCAGATGGTGCATTAGAAGACGCAGATATACGAACCATGCAAGGTGATTTACAAAAACAAATTAATGATGCTGAACTAGAATTAGGCATACCTAAAAAAACTGAAACTGATTTGGCACTTGAATATACTGATTTTGGGTCTCCAACTGAAAATATACCATTTGATGAAATGGTGGCTCCAAATGTAAATTTACAAGATAATGTTACTATACCATTAGATAATAAAGAGTTTATTTCTGGTCGAGAAAAAATAAAAGATGGTACATATAAACCGCCAGTAGATAGAACAGGACTTATTCCAGAAATGAAAACAGGAAACGCAGCCTATGATGCATTAAAAGCATCAACACTTAACTTTAATAATCAATATGAAAACTATCAAGACATGGTAAAAAGAACAGAAAATATGAATTTAACTTCTTATGATTATACTGCTGGTGTACGTGGCGCAACAGCACTAAATAAACAATTAGATCAAGCAGCTAAAAGTTTTACAACTAAAGTAGCAGAAGTTTTTGGTAAAGAACCTAAGCCAGAAGAAGATGAAATAATACGTAGTGATGGAACTGCTACTCCATTTACACCTAGAAGTAAACAAACAAAACCTGATCCTGTAACACCTTCAACTAGTAGTAGTGATGATGATGATAGACCTAGTTTAGCAGAACAAATGCAAAAAGCAGCACAGGCTAAAGCAAGTAAAGCAAGTACAGCTACAGCAGCTAGTAAGTCTGCAGCACAAAAGAAAGCTATTGCGGCTGGTGTAAGTGGATCAACAGCAGGAAAACTATCTGGATCAAAAATGATTTCAGGTACAGGAGTTGGAGCAGGTACAGGAGGCAGTAATATAACTGGTCCTATGAATAGAGGTGGCCTAGCTTCTCGTAGAAAATAACAATCACCTTATACGCTGGCTACTCATCCCCCTACCAACACTAGGCTACGGTGGCCCCAGAAAGAAAGAACTATAATGAATACTACTACTATGGCAGGAGAAGTAACCACTCCCAAAAAGGTTGCATTTGTAGATAGGAAGAGTGCTAACTCAAACCGCATTGATCAAGATGAGGAAGAACTAAAGCAACTACTTGCAGATAAAGAAGATGCACCAGAGGCTCAAGCACAAGAAACTGAACCTACTAATGCAGAAGAAAAAAGTTTTAAGAAACGTTATGGTGATCTTAGGCGGCATATGCAAGAAAAAGAAAAGTCTTGGGAAGATAAGTTTAGCCAACTAGAGACACAGTTAAAAGATGTTACACGTAAAGAGATTAAACTGCCTAAGTCTGATGAAGACATTGATGCATGGGCAGCACAGTATCCTGATGTAGCAGCCATTGTAGAAACAATAGCAATTAAGAAAGCTCGTGAACAGTCAGAAGGTTTAGAAAACCGTGTAAAAGAAATAGATGAAATGAGAGCTACAGCATCTCGTGAAAAAGCAGAAGTAGAACTGTTAAAGGTTCATCCTGACTTTGGTGAGATACGAGATAGTGATGACTTTCACAATTGGGCAGAAGAACAACCTAAGTGGGTTCAAGATGCTCTATACGAAAATGATACAGATGCTCGTTCTGCAAGTCGTGCAATTGATTTGTACAAAGCAGACATGAACATTAGCACAAAAAAACCTGCAAGCAACAAAGATGCTGCACGTTCTGTTAATCGCACTAGTCGTAATGCTCCTGATACAGATAGCAAAGACGGTACGTTTAGTGAATCGCAAGTTGCCAGTATGACAACTAAACAATACGAAAAGGCTTCTGATGCGATCATGGAAGCAATAAGAACTGGAAAATTTATTTACGATATGTCTGGTTCTGCACGATAAAATACTGTTGACAAATAAAATTAATACGGTATAACTATAGGTATAATCATTATTAGCCGCCCATTGGGTCTACCTAATAATAAACTACCAAATCTAAAACTAAACAATACGTAAGACTTACCTGTTCAAGTATAGGCCCATAACGTTATTGGTAGGCCAACTAATAACAATATGCACCCTAGAAAAAGTACAGCCTCTATGTGATAATGTTTAGCTTATAAGCAAGCCTAAACTTTATAGGAGGATATAATGGCTTTTAAAACCGCAACAGGTTATGGGAATTTACCTAATGGTAATTTTAGTCCTGTAATCTACTCCAAACAGGTACAACTTGCATTCCGCAAGTCTACTGTTGTAGGAGACATTACTAACTCTGATTATTTCGGAGAGATTTCTGGGCAAGGTGATACAGTTAAAATTATCAAAGAGCCTGAAATTTCAGTGTCGGAATATGCACGTGGCACAAATGTTACAGCCCAAGATTTAACTGATGAAGACTTCTCACTTGTTATTGACAAAGCTAACTACTATGCTTTTAAAATGGACGATATTGAAGAAGCTCACAGCCACATCAATTTCATGGACTTAGCAAGCAATCGTGCTGCTTATCGTTTGTCTGACCAGTATGACCAAGAAGTTCTTGGATATATGGCTGGCTACGCACAAAGTTCTTTGCATAGTAAAGCAAGTACTCTTAACACAACTGTTAATGGTACTAAAGCTGTATCTACTGCAGGTTCAAACGAACTGCTTTCTTCAATGCAGCTTCATAAAGGTGACTTCGGTAACATTACGACAACATCTGCTGGTACTCATTCGATTCCAGTAACTGCTCGTATGCCTGGAGCTACATCACTGCCAACAGCAACAGTTTCTCCTGCGATGATTATTTCACGCATGAAGCGTTTGCTTGACCAACAGCAAGTTGATTCACAGAATCGCTGGCTTGTAGTTGATCCAGTGTTTATGGAAATTCTTGCTGATGAAGATTCACGTTTTATGAACGCTGACTTCGGTGAGTCAGGTGGACTACGTAATGGTCTAACTGTAAATAACTTCCACGGTTTCCGTGTCTATACATCTTCCAATCTACCTGCCCTTGGCACTGGACCTGGAACATCAGGCACAGCTAATCAATTAACAAACCTTGGTGTTATTGTTGCTGGACATGATTCTGCTGTTGCAACTGCGGAGCAAATCAATAAGACAGAAACATATCGTGATCAGGACAGCTTTGCTGACATTGTTCGTGGTATGCATCTATACGGCAGAAAGATACTTCGTCCAGAAGCTATCGTAACTGCTCGTTATAACGCAGCGTAAGGGAGGATATAACTTATGGCTACTTTTGATATGACTCTCGCATCTACTGCTGGTGTTGGCGCAGACGTTCTTGCTGTTCACACTAATGTAGGTAACACAGTACGCACTCTTGAAGCGATCTTAGATATTGATGCTATGATTACTGCAGGAGCTACGCTTGCTAATGGTGACATCTTTCAACTACTAGAAGTACCTGCTGAATCCTTTGTGATTGCTGCTGGTGCTGAAATTATGAAGTCTTTTACTGCAAGTTGTACTTGTAATATTGACTTTGGTGGTGGTGATGACATTATTGACGGTGCGGCACTTGATGCTACTGCAGGTACATACCTTGCAAAAGGTTCTAATGGTGAAGCTAACCTTGTTAGTACAGGTTCAGCTTCTACATATGCTGCAGAATCTCTAGCTCTTGTTGGTGCTGCAGATACCATTGATGTAACAATCGCTGGTGCTGATCCTGCAACTGGACGCTTACGTGTCTACTGTGTAGTAGTTGACGTTTCTGCCGCAATGACAGAAGCTGCAATTGCTCAAAGAGACTTAATTTAAAATAACTTTAGAGGCTGGTATTTTACTGGCCTCTTTAGCTTATCTAAAGGAAACCTAATGGCACTTACATTTTTATCATTAACTAATGATGTTATAACAAGAATGAATGAAGTAGAACTTACATCTACTACTTTTTCTGCAGCTAGAGGTGTGCAAGTCCAATGTAAAAATGCTGTTAATGAAGCTATTAGATATATTAATCAAAGAGAGTTTGGTTATTCTTTTAATCATGCTACTAATAGTTCTACACTTACTGCTGGTGTAGCACGATACTCTTTACCTACAAGTACAAAGTCTGTAGATTATAGCACTGCTAGAATTAAAAAAGACACAGATGTAAATGCATCTGGAAATAATTTAAGAACATTAAACTATAATGAATATATTCAAAAAGAATATGCTATACAAGAAGATGAAGTTGTAACTACAACATTAAATGGTTCTCACTCTAGCACCGTAGCTACATTAACATTAACATCTACTACAGGACTTGATACATCAGGTACTGTACACATTGCTGGTGAGCAAGTTACATATACAGCAATATCAGGTAATGATATTACAGGTTGTACTCGTGGTGCTAATAGTACTACTGCAGCTACACATAGTAGTGGAGTAACTGTAACACAGTTTGAAAATGGTGGCATACCACAGTTTATAGTACGTTCACCTGATAATAATTATTTGTTGTATCCTTTACCAGATAAACAATATACATTAGCATTTGATTATTTTACATTTCCTAGTGACTTAGATGCACATGGAGATACCACTACGATACCTGACAGATTTGCCCCTGTAGTTGTAGATGGTGCTTCTGCGTTTGTGTATCAGTATCGTGGAGAAGGACCACAGTATCAAATAACATTTGACAGATTTCAACAAGGAATTAAAAATATGCAAAGTCTTCTTATTAATAAGTATGAGTATGTTAGGTCTACACACATAGAAAGATCAACAGGCTACGGTAATACTATGTCAGGAACTATTTCTTAATGCCCGATAATGCTCAACTACAACCTGTTGCATTTAATTGTCAAGGTGGATTAGTCCTTAATCGTTCTAGTTTTTTAATGGACCCAGGACAAGCAATAGAGTTAGAAAACTTTGAACCTGATATTCAAGGTGGTTATAGAAGAATAAACGGATATACTAAATTTATTAATCAAGTAATTCCTATTACAAGTAGTAGTGCAGAAGAACCTTTAATGGTGGCTTCTTTTAATAATAAAACATTAGCAGCTAGAGGTGAAAAAATATTTTCATCTGCATCTACACAACTAGCTATTCGTATTGCATCAACTACAAGTATGACAGGATCAGGCTCTATAACAGTAGATTCTACTACAGGATTTTCTAGTAGTGGAACTATACAAATAGGTTCAGAAATATTTACATATACAGGAGTTACATCAAATTCTTTTACAGGAGTAACTAGAGCTACTTCAAGTACTACTGCTGCTGCACACATTACAGATGCCTCTGTATCAGAAGATTGGACAACAATAGATACAGGAAGAACTACTGCTAAAAAATATCAGTTTGAAAGATTTAATTTTGATGGCAGTGAAAAAATTGTGTTTGTAGATCAGACTAATGCACCTGTAGTTTTTAATACTTCTTTGTCTGCTACAGATATTAGTGCTAGTAGTGTAGCTGGTTCAACAACAGTTGCTGCTTATAGAAATCATATGTTTTATGCTGGTAAATCTACTACACCTCAAGAAGTAATATTTAGTGAGCCTCTTAATGAAGATGGATTTAATTCTGGTTCTGGTGCAGGAAGTATTAAAGTAGATGATACTATTGTTGCATTAAAAGTTTTTCGTAATAGTTTATTTATATTTTGTGAAAATAGAATATTTAAATTAACAGGTTCTTCTAGTTCTGATTTTGTTGTAGAACCTGTAACTAGAAGTATAGGATGCGTTAATAGTTTTACTGTTCAGGAATTTGCAGGTGATTTAATATTTCTTGGGCCAGATGGTTTACGCACTATTGCTGCTACAGAACGTATTGGAGATACAGAGTTAGGTACAATAAGTAAAAATATACAATCTATATTTGATGAAAACATTAAAAACTCAGTAGAATTTGACAGTATAGTTATACCTGACAAAACTCAATATAGAATATTTTTTAATAAATCAGGCCAAGCTGCAAGTCTTTCTAAAGGAGCAACTTGTGTTTTAAAAAAAGATGGCTTTGAGTTTTCTGAGTTAAAAGGATTTAAAACTACTTGTACAGATTCTTTTGTAGAGGCAGGTGATGTTATTGCATTGCATGGAGATATAGATGGGTTTGTACAAAGACAAGAAATAGGAAGTACTTTTGATGGCTCAACTATAAAAGGTAAATACAGAGGACCAGACATGGTGTTTGGTGATTCTGGTATACGTAAACATATGCAAAAAGTTATTATTAACTATAGACCTGAAGGAAGTGTTGATGCTGACTTAATTGTACGTTATGATAATGAAGATAAAAATTCAGCTAGACCAGCAGTCTATCCTTTTTCTACAGATAACCTATCAGCATCGTATGGAGTTGCAGTATATAGTACAACTACTAGTGCTACTCAATTTGTTTATGGTGGAGGTCAAGACCCCTTAGACAGAAAATCTGTAGAGGGATCAGGTTTTTCTGTAATACTTAAAGTAGAAGATGATGGAGTAAGTAATCCGTATTCTTTAAAAGGATTTCAATTAGAATATCAACTAGGAGCTAGACGTTAAATGGGTGCTACATATACAAGACAATCCACTTATGCAGATGGAGATACCATTACTGCAGCACACACTAATGATGAGTTTGATCAATTACTAGCAGCATTTGCTGCAAGCACAGGACACACACATGATGGTACTACAGGTGAAGGTGGGCCTGTAACTACATTATTAGGTACATCTATTACAATTGGTAATGCTACTTCAGGCACTGATATTACAGTAACTTTTGATGGTGAAAGTAATGATGGTGTTTTAAAATGGATGGAAGATGAAGATTACTTTGAGTTTTCTGATGACATACTTATAGCAACTTCTGAAAAACTACAGTTTCGTGATACAGCTATTTATATTAACTCTAGCACAGATGGACAACTTGATCTTGTAGCTGATACAGAAATACAAATTGCTGCTACTACTATTGATATAAATGGTCTTGTTGATATATCAGGTAATTTGTCTGTAGGTGGTAACTTAGATGTTACAGGTACATTTGATCTTAGTGATTCTAATTTTACGAATGCAGGTGACATACAACTAGATAGTATATCTGGTGATAGTGACACAAATACAAGTATAGCATTTAGTGGATCAGATGTAATTACTGTTACTACTGGTGGTGAAACACAGATTACATTTAACAATGGGTCTATACTTCCTACTACAGATAATGATATAGATTTAGGTTCTAGTTCATTTGAGTTTAAAGATATATACATAGATGGTACAGCTTATTTAGATGCTATTAATTTTAATGGTACAGCTATCTCAGCAACTGCTGCTGAACTTAATATTATGGATGGTGTAACTAGCACTACTGCTGAATTAAACATTTTAGATGGCGTAACATCTACTGCAGCAGAGTTAAATATTCTTGATGTAAGTAATACTACCATAGGAGATTTATCAGAGATTAGTACAGTAGCTAATGATGATGTATTTTTAGCTGTTGATACTTCTGGTGGTGGACTTAAAAAAATTCAACGTAGTGCTATAGTTTCTGGACTTGCTGCAGGTACTATGAGTGAACTTGTTGACGATACTTCACCACAACTAGGTGGTAATTTAGATACTAACTCTCAAAATATACTTATAGATGATGCACATTTTATTGGTGATGAAAATGGTAATGAACAAATAGTATTTCAAACTACTAGCTCTGCAGTTAATCAAATAGAAGTTACTAATGCTGCTACTGGTAATGGTGTGCAAATTGCTTCTACTGGTGGTGATACTAATATTGATTTAAAACTATTACCTAAAGGCTCTGGTCAAGTAGTTATTGATGGTAATGTAGGAATAGAGTCAGGATTAATTGACTTAAAAAATGCAGGAGCAGTATCCAAG